GAGTTCCCTGATGAGCGAGTCATCATCACTGGATGGCCGTACCTCCGAGATGAGAAACGAGCGAAAGCAAGTGGTGAGTGGAGCGAGGTGAGCATCAAGAAAGTCAAGAAGTTCAACTCGATGAGCCGGGGTGGAATCTCGGCGGAGTACGAGGACTACTTCGATTGGGTTAGCAACGAAGAAGCGTGGGGATAATTCTCTTGGCGAAACGGGGAACGGCCCCGTCGAGGGTGTTTGGTTAGCACTCTCCTGATGAGCTAAACCTCGGATGCAAAGACTTAACGTTGAGCGGGTTAAGACTACAAACGCCACATCGACACAATGCAAGAGACACAGCGAGCATTCGACGCCGAGCCGGAACGAGAGCTAATCAATCTCCTTCGGGAGAGTGGGGCGAGTGACGCTTTCATCACTCTCCTCAAGACGAACTCCGAGGACGTGGGAGTCGAGCGGAACTCGTGTCGGGCAGAAATCAACAAGTGGGTTCGTTGGAACGACGGCGAAATCAACGAAGAAGCCGTCAGGGAGCTGTCCTTCGGCGGTGGGTTCTTCAAGGAGATGTGGAACGGAGAACTCTATAATGCCTTCAAACGGGCTGACTCCAGCAACAAGGCCATTCTCACCGAAGCATTCGGACTTGCGTACATCAACAGCCAGCGACCAGCAGGACGACCAAAGGTGACGGCGTAATGGGTCTTCTCAGTTGGCTTTGTCCGTCAAGAGAGTCGGAGAATGACGAGTTCGATATTTGCGATACTCATGGTCACGATTTTCGGGAGAGCGTCGAGGTTGAGAAAACGGTGAAAAAGAAGACGAGGAAGATTGATTATCTTCTGAATGACTACGAGACTTCTGACCAAGTAGTTACCTTCGAAAATTACGGCAAGACGTTCTATACGTACCTCAAACTACGGGATGAAAAACTCATGGTCTGCCGAGATTGTGGCGTTGAACGGACGTTCTGGGGCGATACAATGAACCTCGTTCTCTGCGAGGATGGCGAGTATCGGCCCTTCAACGACCTGTTCACGGAAATTGAGGAGGAAGAAAACAATGCGTAATGGACTCAACGGACGGTACGGACGAGGACTTGAATCGTGGAACAAAGCACGTAGTCTTGCCGCCGACCTCATCGGAGTGTTCTACGGGAGTAACAAGTCGTTCTCCACGGTACTCACGGAGTACGACTTCGACTTCCCTGAGATTAGTGAGGTGAAGCAGGCAGTCAACGAGGTTTTGTTTCATTCGGGGCGAGACAAGATTGACACGCTCGCTCGTAGTATCATGCGATGGGACAACTGGAGTGTTCCCTTCGGGAAAGACGCGAGGAGCGGGGCGGCAGTATGAGTCTTCTCGACTTATTCCGCTCTGATTCATCGGGTAGAGACGACAACCCCGGTACGCAGTCTAACGACAAAGCGTGCAATATCTCGGGCCACGATTGGCAATCGGCGTATAGTTCTGATTACTACGCTCGGTCAAAGACATTCAAAGATAACGTTCTGAGGGTCAAGAAGAAAACCCACGAGAAGTGTCGGAAGTGTAGTAACTACCAGAACAATCGAGAGTGGATTGGGAAGGTGAAAATCGACAAAGAAACGGACGAACTGACGGTGATTGAGTGAGCGCCACACAAACCACTCTCGAAGGCACCAGCGAGCCGTGGAAGGATGCCGACACCCTTCGAGAACTCTACGATGGCCGAACGCAATCGGAGGTCGCTGAGTGGTTCCAAGAAAAGGGCCACGATGTGACGGCTTCCACCATCTCCTACTGGATGAATAAACTGGAAGTGAACACGAGCCACACCAAACACAAGGAAACCGAGGAAGTGGATACTCGGCGGTGTGATTACTACGAGGCTTGCGGCAACGAGACGTGCGGCCCGCGAAATCTCGTGTGTCGAAACTGCCTCGACGTAGTTCGACAGCGAACCAGCGAGGGATTCACGCCCCGCGAGTTCGAGGAGGAAGTTCTCGACGGCGAGTTCACAACGATAACCAACCACATTCGACACCTCTACGAGAGATACAATGACTGACAACAACGCACTCAGCGACGACCCGCCACTTGTACGAGCCGCACATCGACTCCGTGAAACAGAAAACCTCCGTGACCAAGATGAGGTTAATGCGAGGGATGCAATGCTGGAGAAAGTGGACAAGGCTCTCGATGACATAGACGAGTTCACCGACGAGCAGTTCGAGGAAATGGTGGAGGATGTTCTGTGACTGACTCATTCACGGAGGAGCCACATATCGGTCACTACGTCGAGGCCGAGCGATTCGACCCATCGACGGAACGTTCCCGGCAGATTCATGAGCCGTTCGACCTGCCTCCTCGAAATACAGAGCGGATTCGGTTCACCGTGGCGGATGTGGGTTGGGATGACGTGAAGTCCCTTCACATGGATGTAGAGACGTTTGAGGCAATCATCGAGTGGTACAAGTCGAAGCAGTCCAGCAAATCACTCTCGTTCTACCGAACGACACGAGAGAACAGCAATGAAAACGTCTACGTGTTCGTTCGAGAGGATGGAAGCGAGATTCGACTCCCGCCGGGAACAACCGTCAGCGAACTGCAAAACCGCTTGTAACAATGAGTGTAATCAAATGCTCACGGATAGGGTGTGGAAACTCTGTCCCCCGGAGTGGTGACGTGTGTACCGATTGTGAAACAAGCACGGTTGGAGGAGGTCGCTACTAATGAGTGAAACCTGTCCGAACTGCGGTGAGACTTGTAACGAAAGCGCGGCGCTTTCTGACGCAACGAACGGGGTTTACTACTGCCCGAACGAGAAATGTAAAGTACGAACAATCAACGGAGAATCATACCTCACATGAACGCCGAAGATAGACTCACAGACCGCGAGATGGCAATCGAGGGGTACGGCACGGACTACAAGGGCGTTCTCCCAGACGGCACCGTAACGGGTGTTATGTCCTATGACGGCAAAGTGTTCAAGCACTACGTCGAGACTGGTCACTGGGAGGGCCGTCACGAGTACTGGGAACAGGACTACGAAGCGACTCCTCTCCGAACGGCCCTGGAGTGCCTTGCGACGAAGGGCGTGACACCTCGGATGTTCACCGAGGAGGTCGTCTACGACGAAACACACTACCAGCGACAGCCAATGGAGAGTTGTAAGATGAACGGATGGCGCTACAATTACCACGACAAGCAGAGGTTCCGGCGGCTTGTTTTGCGGGGCGAAGTAGAACTACCGGCTCCGGCGGTGTTCTTTCGTTACGGGAACATCTACATCGAGGATGGCTACGAGGAGGAGGTACGCGACCTGTTTTGGAATTGGGCACGGTCGAATAGTAACCAATCTCGCGTAAAGACTCAAAGCGACTAACTTAAAGACAATGGAACAATACGAACTACTCAGCACGGTCTTCGTCGTCGGTGTATCAATCCCAATCACTCTGTTCGGCGTTTACTGGTTCGCCGTTGACAAATCGAAGCGTTACGTGGACAAGGAGATTCGCAAGGTGAAGCGATGAGTGACGTTGCTCGACCGATGGAAACGGGAAGTACCAACATCGAGCTATCCAGCGAGGGTCTGACAAACAGCCTCCTCGGGAGGCTCATTCAATGGGGCTACGACGTAGAGTATTCGGAAGAAAACGACGTGTACCGAGTCGGTGAGTACGTCGAGAAAAACGACGATGTAGCGGAGATAATTCGGAATGGTTGATTGGGGTGGGAACTACCCGCCGGGTGCTAAGAACGACCCACGAGCGCCGTATAATCAGCCCGACCGTTCTCACGAACACCGTTGGTGGCACGACGAGGAACACATCAATCCCGTCATCGAGGATGGGGCGGCAATATTCCAAGAGGAATGTCTCTACGCTGAAGGTCGCTACGGAGACGGTTGGCAGTGCGAGGAAACACGCACGTACCGCTTCGAGTACGATTGCGTGGAAGTCCTCGGCGGCGGTGAGATTCAACTTCCCTCAATTACTGATTGGGAGAACGTGAATGACGAACTCTCGGAGGTCGTCGTTGCGATTGAGGAAGCATGGCATAACGGTGATTCCCGAGCCGAACTATCTTCGATAGACCCTGACCCGAGTGGAGGTGAAGTGGCAATTGGGTTCCTTGGTTATACGCTCTACTTCCGTCCAGAATGAGTGAGTTCATACACGAAATTCAGAAGGGGCGGTATCCCAATGCGGAGTCTCGGACAATACAAGTAGAAATGCGGGAAGGCGGCTGGTACGTCAACACGACTGAAATTGACGGCGAGGGATGGCGAATCTATGCTGTTCCAGCGGCAGGGAAGCGAGACGTAAAACAACTACTCAATAAAGAATATGACGACCGATACTGACCTCAACGACGCTCACATTGGATTGGAAGTTCGATGTGATAAAGAAACGGGCGAGGAGAACGAGTGGGGGAATCCAGAACTCTGCGATAATATTCTCACGTATGAGGATGACTTCTCCGGTCTTGTTCGAAAGCAAGGGTGGGAGGGGCGGGCACTACGATTGGTCTGCGATGAGTGCGGCAACAGCACGCTCGTGTGCCAGGTCTGTCACGGCGGTGGATGGTATAAGGGAGAGTCAACTGGCAAGCTACTCGCCTGCCATGTCTGTAACACCCGTGAATACTGGCAGCAACAGCGGAGCGTCTACTAATGTCTGTCGAGACAGACACGACCGGCAACAACGTTGGCCCCGACCTCACACAGTATGATTGGGAGTATTGCCCAATCAGTTCGTCTCACGACGGCTACGACTTCCGGCTGTATAACTACGAGAAGGAAGTGACCGTCGAGGTCTACCCGGAGAACAACGACCCCGACGAGGGTTACAACATCGTTGTTCGAGAGTTCGAGATAATTAATGAGGGTGAAGATGATGAGCGATTCGAGAGCGGATACCCTGTCTTTGACACTTCATCCGGCTCGTGGTTTATGGAAATGATGAGCGCCCTCTGTACGGCAATCTCGTGGGTTGAACAGAACCAATGAGTTTCGCTGCTCAAGTCGGATTAGGAGTGTTCACCGCTGGTTGTTTCATTTTCTACATCCTCATGTGGTCGGCTTTGAAGTCATCGCCTCAATAGGCGAAACTCTCGCTTGATTTTCGCAGTGACTACCCTGGCGTCATCGTGGTTCGACTCCACGAGTAGTCGTGGGTGGCGACCTACCGCTGGAGTAACAAAGTGGCGTACTACGATGACTACATCAGGAACCGAGCAGAACAGGCGTTTGATTACGATGAAGCGACCTTCGCACTTTACGATGGAGACGGAGAAAAGCAACCTTCGTGCTTAGACGACGACCTCAACGAACAGATGTTCGTCGGAGCAATGCGAGAGATGATAGCGTACATCTTCGAGCGAAAGCGAGACAAGGGCGGTGCATCTGTCGGGATGTTCTGCGAACCTGAAAACGTCGAGAACATCTACATCACAGCCCGAGGACTGGAAGCACCCACCGTGGTTGTAGAGTATGAAACGCTCCCCTCGTGGTATTCGATGAAAAACGCAGACCTTCGAGAGTTTTATTGGCACCCAAAGCCAGCCCTCTCAGGAGAGTGGAGTGCGGCGTACTTCCAGCCGCGATAGATTGAAGGCGAGGGGCTGACACTAAGAAACTATGACAGAGAATCCAGAACTGTTCGGCGGGAATCGCCTCAGTAACTACTCGCACCACGACTTCATCAAGGCGTACAACGTAGCGGAATCCAATGAGGAGCGCAGTCAAGTCCGCGAAAAACTCAAGCGAATTGACTCGGGGCGTTGGTATGACGTTCTCGATGAGGCGCACGACCACTATGCACGAGCCGACCTTGAGGGTCGAGAACACCTCCAAGGACTGCACAGTGAGGCGTTTCTTCGCTGGATTGGTGTGTTCGGACTCGTGGAAGACCTCAACACGTTCAGTGACGTGACTGGAGTAGAGCGAGAACAATGAGTGAAATGAAGACCATCCAACCGCGAGCCGAAGAGGAGGATTCTCCGGCTACAATATGACTGACAACTCCCCTACTGGTGACAAGATAATCATTCGCACCGACGACGGCATTATCAAGGCCACCGTCACCTCGTTGCAGAGCGGGCTGGAGCGACCCAATAGCGGCGCTCGACTCGGCGGCACGCTCGATGTTGATGAACCGTGTGTTCACTACGTGGATTACCATCACGATAACTGATAATGAGTCGAGAACTACCGAACCCCGGTGACATAGAAATCGTACAGATGATGGCAGCGCAGAAGGTCGTCATGGATAACCACAATCGTCTCTACAAGGACTACCTCAAGCAGATTCGAGAATATTGCGAGGAATACGGCGTGGAGGTTCCGAGCAAGGTCGAACGCGAGCTTCAGGAAGAAGTATGAACGGAACAGGACTCCCCGAGTGTCCGCATTGCGGGAGTGACCGTCTCGTCGCTTGTGGAACGACAACTAAGTGGTACGAATGTCAGGGCTGCTATCGGCAGATTCCGCGAGGTGAGAACGATGAGTGACGACACGTATCCTGACCCGCCGATAGATGCAAACGAGGGTGGACAGTTACTCCGAGTCCTACGGAATTGGGACGAGAAGCACTCGGCAAAAGCCGCCATTCTCGCTCGAATGGCGAAGACAGAATGGCAGTTCGCTCACGGCGAGAGCGAACCCGAGGTCGGGGGAGAAAACGACTTCCTTGAGTTCGTAGAAAAATCAATCGAGATGGTAGATGAGGCAGTAGAAAATGCAGACTTAGATAACAATGAGTGACGACGACCCAATCTGTAACAAGTACGGTGAACCGCGTAGCAAACACGGTGTAGACCAAAGGACGCTCGAACCTACGAAGTGTCCAGTCCCACGAGAGGAAAAAACAACACCTCCGCAGGAACGAGAGCGTTCCCCGAAAGGTGACTACTGATGGGTGAAAAGATGGTTGAAATCGTCGGGGAGATAGGCGACGTAGAAGTGCGAACCGAACCCCTACCCGACGACGGGAAAGCTTACGGGATGGCGCTGTCGCTGGAGGCTCATGGATGGGAGAACGTTCACGGGAAGGAAGTCACTAATGAGTGAACAAAACCCGAGTCCGCGTGATGTATTCCGTGACCGACTCCGAGAAGTCGGGGTTCACAACACGGAGATAATGGGCGGCGACCCGAAGAAAGTCTACGTCTTCGCTGATGAGGGGGGATACGGAATCACGGCGGATTGTTACGATGGTTTGAACGCCCGCCTCATCGAGTCGATAGGTATGGATTCCCTCACGGAAAATCACCGCCTCTATCGACCCTACGCTCACCACGTCCTCATCTTCAAAGTAAGCAGTATCGACTCGACTGAATAACCCCGTCGTTTAGACGCCTCCAAGGTCTGCATTCGCACCATTTGGAGTTTGCTTCTGTAAATTGAATATCAGAAAACACAACATCGTTTGCAGTTGCATCGTTAGCACACATCGTGAAAGTCAGTTCTCACTCGACGACCTTCTTTTATCTCATGGCAAATTCGTTCGATTAAGTGTCCATGTCAAACAATGGCTTACCACCCGACAGTAGTGTAGTACACAAATTAGATGATGGCGGACGGCTAAACCTTTCGAGGAAACTCGTGTTGAGAAATTCGATTCGTGGTCTTGTTACTCGCTTTCATGCCGCCAACGAAGGAACTCATAGGTGGCGCGTTCAGCATCGGCTCGGTCGTTCTTGAAAAAGAACTCACAGTTGTAATTATTCGCCCATTGGTTCACCGTCCCTTCGATGGCATTGCGATTCACGTCTCGGTAGTAGTTCTCATTTTGGAATACACGCCACGGAGATTCAACCATGATTGGGAGTGGATTGTCCCATCCGTCAGCACGGCGAATCTCTTTGCGGAATCGGTCGCGTTCCCAAGTGATTGAATTGAGGAAGTCGTCTTGTGATTTCCGCTCAGTGCCAAAGTACGGGATGAACGTATCGTTGTTGTTCCAGAAGCCGTCTCCTTTGAGTACGTAGTCGCTGGTTTCAAGCGTGACTTCTTCCGTCTCTACGGGGTACTCCTCGAAAGAGTACGGCTTCTGTTCGCGGTTGTCGATGAGGATTGTGAAGTCAGTCATCGTTGTCACCCGCCTCCTCGCGTCGAGCATCAACGGTCATCATCCCGCTCAGAATCGTGTTGTCGCCATACTCCAGACCGTCAGCAACCCGCTCGAAGCACTCGTCATTATTCTTGGCAGTCGGCCAGTACCGATGGTCGTCGTGAACGTCGTCGTTCGCAACGAGAATGCAAATAGAGAATGCGATAAGATGAACGGGCTTTCCGATTTTCGGCAGGTCGAGTTGAGTGAGAGTTCTCCGACCCTTCTCTTTCTGGTACTCGGTCAGGTCGAGTTGTCCAGCGAGAGCATCAAAGATGGCGAGGTTGTCTTGGTGTCGAGTGATTTCCTTGTTTTCTCTCCGTGGACCGTTCCAAATTCCTCGATTGTACTTCGAGAGCCGCTGGAATTTCTCACGTTGGTCGGTGGTCGATGCATCGTTCGGATTGATGTTCGTCGCGTTCTCAGTCTTCGATGTGAGAACGGTTGGCACTTCCTCATCGTTAATTCGAGTCATGTCATATCAGAGAGCAGGAGAAGAAGGGGAGACTATAGAGGGGTAGTTCAGAGAGTAACTACTCAGGGTTGTAGTCCTCCGAAATTGAATTCACCAAAGTTCAATGCGATGACCCCGGCGTAACTAAGATTGCTGTGAGTTACATCTCGGGGGGTAAGACCAGCGGTGGGTTGAATACCGCTGTAGTAAAACACCGCAGAACTGTTCCGTTCGTAACTGCCCTCACTCTATTAACAACGTCTATAGTCTTAAAGGTGTCGAAGTTAAGTCTTTGATTCGGTGGGTTTGGTTGATACAATGAAAGGAAAAGAACAATGTTCGTTGAATGCTACTGGGTGGTGTGAAAGAGAGCGACGTAATTTATCTTGCGGGGCTGGTTGACGGCCTTGGTTCGTTTGAGGTGAACGTGAGTAGTCACCCGGATTACGCTACAGGGTATCGGTTCGAGCCGAAGTTCCGTATGAATTTACGGGAGTCGGATGCTGCTGTTCTCGGGATGCTCGATGAGTACTGCGATGAGGTCGGAGTAAACTACTCGATTGAGACTCGCTCTGATTCTGACTTGCAGCGATTCATTGTGCAAGACCCCTGTGATATAACTAATTTCGTAAATCCGTTCGGTGACTATCTCATTCGTCGGTATGAGGCCGCTGTGATTATGCTGAACGATATTCTCCCGGAGGTAAAGGACGGTAAGCACACGACGAAGCAGGGACTCCTTGAGTTGATGGAGTCTGCTGACAAGTTACGGGAGTCGATGAATCGGAATCGGGAGACGAAGTACACGAAGGAGTGGTTCGAGAAGGAGTGGGAGGAAGTTTAGCCGAGTAGTTCTTGCTCAGCTATATCGGCTTCTTCGTCCTTATCTTCCTCGCGGAGCCGCTTGATGTATTTCTTGACTCGTGATTCCTCGGATTCCTTCTGTTGGCGGCGTTTCGTGGAGGGCATCTTGGCGTCACCTTCAACGACGTTCACGATGTTCTCGTCGTCATCAAGTTCAACCACGGGTAGGTCTTCCGTCTCGACTTGCTCGGTGGCGTCCTCCGGGTGATTCTTTTTCCCGGTAGTCTGACCGATGTGAATCATTACGCCGTGTTTTCCATTGAAGACCATCCCACAGAAGGGGCATTGGCGAGCGACGGTTTCCACGTCACGGGATTCCGGGTAGTCCATCTCGACTTTCTGCGTGCCGACTGTTTCGGCGCTCTGGAGGTCGATGTGGTCTGGAATATCCCCGTGGGGTCCATGCCCCTCGTTGGATGATTGTCGAACATGAAGGTGGAGTGACCGCGCTAAGCCTTCATAGTCGCAACCCTCGACCGGACATTTAACAGTCCGCTCTTGGTTGGAATGCTTCTTCTGTGGCATCTCATGTTCAAAGACGTAAAGTAGGACTAAAAGTCTTTGGTATTATTTATCTTACACGACCCTATAGACTTAACTTCGATAGCTTTAAGTCTCTGGGCGTTGTGTAATAGAGTGAGGGGGACGAGAGAAACCCACGCTTTCTCCCCTCCTAATTTTACCGTCATCTGGTCTGGATAGTGCCGGGTTCGACTCCCGGCGGCGGTCTTGGGGTGTGGCCTACCTTCTATAGAAAACAGGCAAGTCCTCGGAGGCATCAGCGCAATGAGCCGGGGCAACATCCTAAAATTATCAAATAACTTCACCAGTTACAATGCCCGGTTGGTTCACGGGACACAGTGGGTTCGCCGGAGTTCATCTGGTAGCCAACCACGGACAAACACTTGTGGCGTGTGGTGAGCGTCACTTGAGGGAACGATAATCTGGAGAACAGCGGGTTGTTATACCCCCTGATGGTGGTTCAATTCCATCCGTTCTCACTTAGGCATGAGTGTTGTGCCACGATGAGCCAGCGGCGGCGTCATCGTAGTTCACTCAGAGAGTAACAGATGTTTGCAACTCTATCTCGACTTTGGCCGTTCAGTAGCAACGCAATCGGGAACGCAGACGCCGTGTTCGACGCAATCGCAGAGCAGTCGAACTTCGGCTTCAAGTACGTCGGCACGCTCGGGGAACCGGACGTTGTTGACAGAGGTGGCGAGTACACCACCGAACTCAACGTCGTCGTTCCGCTGACCACCGAGAACCCAGACTACCCCGACCCCGCGAACCTCGAATTTCCCCTCCCCGAAGGAATGGAGGACGAGTCCGCAGGATTCTTCGACCTCCTCGACCGCTTCGGCATCGACGACCTCTCCCTGCTCGGTGACGTGGAAGGGAAGAACGTCCCGCTCTCCCTGGAGAACGGCACTCTCGTCCCGCTGTGGGAGGAGGTGGCTGACGCAGCAACTACGGAGGAATAACCGATGAGCGAGCAAAACACCTGCAAGCGGTGTAAGAGTACTGTCGAAGACAATCACCGGCTGTGTGAAGTCTGCCGCGACTCAGACGACCTAATGGATAGCTCAGGAGATGACGACAGCGACCCGCCGGGGCCGGGTGTTTCGGGTGCTGTTTCGATGGATACCGAACCCGGTCCGCAAGTGAGTCTCGCTCCGAAGGCGGAGCCGAATCATCGCGTTGCACCCTCAAAGGTGGCTCTGTGAAGAAGTATCCGAAAGTAAAGCGGATTGGGCATTCCGTCAACGAGGGCATATTCGAATCCGACAACTACCACCTACACGTACAGGAAAAACTCGACGGCGCGAACTTCCGGTTCACGCTTCAGCGAAACATCGAGGAGGAATATCACGACCCCGACCGCGACCTCGTGTTCGGGAGTCGGAACAACGTCTACAAGAATGAGCGTGACCGCGATGACTCATTCACTCACGCAATCGAGTACGTCCGAAAGAACGTTGACCTCGGCCTGCTGGAGCAATACGACACGCTCCACGGTGAACTCACGTTCTTTGGAGAGGCGATGCACCCCCACACCCTCGATTACGATTGGGACGAGACGCCCTCGTTCCTTGGATTCGATATTTACTCGGGGGAATCCAGCGAGTTCCTGAATCCGAACGAAGTACGGGAACTCTACGGGATAATGGGTCTGCCTCACGTTCCCGTACTGTCTCCCGCCGTCATCGAAGACGAGTTCGAGTGTCCCGACTCGCAGTATCACGACGGCCTGGCTGAAGGCGTCGTCATCAAGAACACGGAGACAGGACAGCGAGCAAAAATACGCGGAGAGAAGTTCAAGGAGATGCACCCCACTCAGTCCGCAGTAAACAACGAAGGCAACTACGACCCCGCCGACGCCGTGGTTCTCGCCAACCAGTTCGCCACGGAAGCGCGAATCCTGAAGATGATTCATAAGTACGAGAACCGGGGTCGTGATATTGGAATGGGAGTGATGGAAGACCTGTGGCGTGACGTGTTCGATGACATAATCGAGGAGGAGTACGAGACAATCTTCCTCGGGGACCACACGCTCAACACCAAGGACTTTCGAAGTGAGGTCGCTTCGAACACGGCGGGTGTTCTCCAGACGTACCTCAACCGACCAGACGATTCAGTTCTCAATGAGGTGTCGGCATGAGTCGCGTTCTACCTCTATTTGGCGGCCTCATCGTAGGAGTTCTTTGGATTCTTTTCAGTCTGACTCTTAGCGCAATTTCTCTCAGTATCAGTCTTACTATCGTCTATTTTTTCCTCGCGGCGGCTGGCATCGTTCCCCCGATTGATTTCGTTCCGTTCATTCCCTACGTGTGACCACACACGCATTCGACGCGATGGCGGGCGGTCGGGGTAACGACCCAAAGCCGAATCTCATTCTTGTCGCCTGCCTCATCGCACTTCTTCTCGTTGTGGCTGGCGGCATCTAATCTCTCTTATATAGACTCTACTTCGCAATCTTTAAGTCTATAGGCGTTGTCTAATAGAATGAGGAGGGAGTGATTGCTCCTCCTCCACACGCTCTTATCCATTCTCGGGGTCGTAGGCTAATGGCAAGCCACCTGTTTTTGATAGCAGGAGACTCGCGGTTCGAATCCGCGCGACTCCATTTGGGTCTGGTAACAGACCTCGGTGCCTCTACGGAAGGAGGAACTATCCGCTGTAAAGGCTGATAGTGCTACTCGATGTATGCCACGCATCGAGGGCAGGGCTTGCAACCCATTTCGCTTTGAGAACGTAGTCCAGTTTGGTAGGATACGGCATTCGGGATGCCGGGGTCAGCGGTTCAAATCCGCTCGTTCTCACTCCGAGCGTTGTTGGCAGGCGCCCACTCATTAATTCACTCTGACTGCCGGGGGGAAATAACGAATGAAACGCCGTTGTTGAGTGAAACGATTTATAATTGTTCTTATTGACATAATGCGGTTTCCACAGTCACGTATGGGATTCACACCCCACCGTGGACTGGCGCTTTCGTGTAGCGTCGATACCACGACGCGCCTCGGTTCCCGGTAACGGGGAGAGGTAGTGCGGTGGTCTTCTAAGTATCACACGGACGCCGACTCCTGAAAGTGGGGTAAACACCGGGCGTCTAAACAAATTCGGGCGGGAACGCTGTTGGAATAGACCGCGAGTTGCGGGACTCTCGGAGGTTCGACTCCTCCCGTTTCCATTACCGGGTCCGACCCGCCCGGCTGTCAAGAATGAGGGTAATGGTGAGCTGCCGTGACGGGTACTGGCAAGCCAGCGCCGAGTGACATACCCAGATATGGGGAGGAAATGTTGGCGCTCTACAAGTTTTAGAGAAGTAGCATTCCAAGGAATAATGCACCCTCGTTCATGGGGGCGATTCGGGTTCAACTCCCGGCTTCTCACTCGGGCACCAGAGAGAGGGTAAGTCCCACAGAGAGAATCGTGCGTAGAACACACGAAGCGGTGCGATTGCGGTAGACACTTCCTATGTCTCGATACAACAACTCCGGCGGTAGTAGCAACGGCGACAACGACAACGACTACGACGACGACCGCGTGTTCAAGCTCACGAAATACTGTCAGATTCGGGGTGAAATCGACCGCCTTAATCAGTTCACAGGCGACTACGGGCAGACCGGCCTCCTCGGGTACACGGACGTGGAAGTCCTCGACGGGATGCTCTACCAGCGGGTTGACGACGCGAACAAGCTCAAGGTGTTCTCGTGGGACTCCCTCTACGAGCGTGACGAGAACGGCGACCTCCCCGACGACGTGTCGGTGGACGCCGCTCCGCCTCGCAACTCGGAGAAGGTCGCTGGTTCCACGTACAAGTACGAACTCATCGACGCGGCAATCGAAGGTGAGACGGAGCCGGTCGAAGTCGGGGACATTACGATGTTCCTGAGCAATTCGAGTGCTTCTCGAACTCTCATGAAGACGCTGACCACGGCGGGACACAACGCCATTGTGGACAAGGACGACGAATTCGGCTGGATGCTCAGCGACCTCTCACTCCGTCCGGAACTCGATGAGCGCGAGGTGATTCACTTCCACGTTCAGGAGTCCTTCACGCCGGACGGCGAGAGTGAGTCCGTGGAGTACACGGCTCCGGTTCTCCTCGACGGGAAGACCGAGGAGCGTATCACGATTCCGAACGCTGACGACGAGAGCGCCGAGAGCGCCGAGAGCGGGTCGCTTGGCGACTCCAGCCCCTCGGAGGTGTCCTCGGGTGGCGACGTTCCGTCCGGCGTCCCCGAGGAGGCTGACGGCCTCATCGACTACTTCGCTCGGACTGGCGAGGACGACCCGGAGAACGTCGAGCAGATGCTCGAAAGCGAAGTCCTCGACATGGCCGCCGTGGACATGGACGCCGTGATGAGTGAGATTCAGGCGCGAGTCTAACCCGGCGTCATCGAGTATAGACTTAGAGAGACATATCTTTAGACTATGGAACGAAAAGAACAAGAATACGATGTGGAGTTCTCAGTCGTTGGCAACTTCGAGACGACAGCAAGTGGCACCACTCAACAGCAGGCAATCTCACGAGCAGAAGACAACCTCACGCTCGAAGACTTGTCTGTAACCGTTGAATCAGCGACCAAGCAGAACCCGCGAGGAGAAGTTCGAGCATGAATCCAGCAGAACTCAGCGACCGAATCACGGAGGTAAGCGTTAGTGCAAGCAAGAAGGTTCAACTCCAGCAGTACGAACCAATCACGGAACACGCCGAACTGACAGCGGAAGTGCGGGAGGGGGACGACCCCTCGGAAGTTCTCGACGGCCTCGAAGACCAAGCGTGGGAGCAGGTCGAGGAGGGCGTTATGGAGCGATACGAAACCCACGTCCGAAAGGACGAGGATAGCGAATGACTGACGAAGACCTCGTTGATGCAGTTCGGTCAATTCCGGACGCAGACCCCGAAAGCATTGCACAATACGATGACGGAGCAGGGCACTTCGTTATCAACTCGGACGCAGAAGACCAGAACGTCGAACACATTGACGAGATACTGGAAGACGCTGGTTACGAGCGAGACGGACATCTCCCCGTCCCTGAGATGACTCAACAGAACTTCGCCCCCATCGAGGACGAAGACGGCGAGTAATCGCTCCGCTCTCACTAATCTACACGTACCGTTAACGACCAGATAGACGCCTCGCTCCTCAGCACACCAAATGAAACAGGCGATGAAAGTGAGCGAGGATTAGCGGATTGACTCACATTATGGATGACAACGTTCCGACGCTGTACGACGTATCGCAACTAAGCCGCGACTATGGCTTGGTTGGTGAGCGAGACACACACCTCGTGGTGATGCTCTCGTTCCTCAAAGGCGGGTTCGTAGCGATGACCGGGCTTTCCCGCTCCGGCAAAGACCACGTAGTGAACGCCGCCGAGTTCTGTATGCCCGGCGACGAAGTGTACCCAATCCCGACCTCCACTTCCAAGACCTACCTGTTTGAGCAAGAGTGGGAGATGAACAACGCTCGGGTTCACCGCTACCCCGACATTACGACGCTGGACGACAAGCCTCATCTTGAGGACATGATGAAGCGCCACGGTGAAGGCGAGCCGATGACGCACTCGCGGACGGTTGGCGGTGGTGGTGCAACGGAGAGCATGACCATCTACCCCCCGGACTGCTTCATCATGTTCGTTGCAACCGACAACGAGAAAGTTGACCTCAACGACTACGCCGAACTCCGTAACCGCGCCCTCATCGTGTCAGTTGACGCGAGCGCCGAACTGACCGAGCGCGTCAATGAAATGCAAGCAAAAAAGGAAGCAGGCGTTTACGAGCGAAAAGTAGATTCTGACACTGCCGACGATATTCGAGAGTACATTGGCTCCATCCCCGTCGAGAAGTACGGCGAAAGCGGCGAGTGGGGAACACAAAACCCCGTGGCTGTTGCACTCAACAACCAGAACCCGCTCCCGAGTCACTTCACAGAAGCCCGGCAGGACTTCCCCCGACTAATGGACTTCATGCGGAGCGTAGCAATGTTTCACGCCGGGAACGGCGGCTCCGCGATGGAAGCCCCGCTCCCCGACAAAAAGGAAACACTCACGCTCCTCATCACCCCCAAGGACGCTTGGATGGCAATGCGAATCTTCGGAGAAAAGATGGTGCTGAGTGCGCTAAACCTTCGAGATGAAGACTTCGAGATTCTGGAGGTACTACGAGAAGACCTCCGGAATGATGGTTCCGGCCTCTCGAAAGCAGAAGTTCAAATGGAGATGCGTGACCGAGGATTCAACATCACAAACTCCGACGTGGCTCGCGCCCTGGACAATATGCTCACGAAGGGCTACGTTCGGAAAGACCAGAGCGGCAGTCCCGTGCTCTGGTCGGCGGCTCCATTCGCTAAGGAAGCCACACGCAACGTCAACATGGATTGGGAGGAAATTATAGAAGACACGAAGCAGACGGCTCGTGAATCCCTCCCTGAAGACGTTGCCGAGGAGTACATCGAGGAGCATTGCCAAGGCGAGGGATTGATTGCCACTCATCCGTTCACCGGGGAGACGGTGAACATCACGGAGTCGAACGAACTGGAGGAAACCATCGAGGAACGCGAGGAGGAGGAAGCAGACGTATTCTCTGAGGGCCTGTACGGTTCCAGCGACGACGAGGAAGCAACCGCCAGTGGAGGTGAAATGCAGGGAACACTTGGTGACTGATGGATAAAGAAACTCGCCTTCTTTGGGAGGCAAGTGAAGTGTGGTGTCCCGATTATCCACGTCGGGCAAGCAACGCTCGTTCGATTCAAACGCCGGTTGAGAATCGAGGTGAACTCGTGACGGGTCTGCAAGCGGCAGACGAAGCCGGACAGCCGGGGTATGTTTCGACGTATTCCTTTCCTCGGGGCCACACCGATGAGGGGCATCTTCCTGCGATTAATTCAATTTTCATTGACTTCGACATTCCCGCTGACCGGACGTACCGGGAGACAGGGAAGTTGGAGGATTGGAAGCGGGATATGAGCGCCCTGCTTGTTCGGAGCAAGATGGTGGCTCGCGCCCTCATCGACGGCGGACTCGGTGAGTATTGGCGCTGGTCGCTTTCCGGCCACAAGGGACTGCACGGATTCCTCGATTTCCCCACACTATCGCCTGATGAGGGGAGCTTTCGACAGTTCAAGAACGGATTGTCGTCGTACTCCGAGAACCTTGTCGAACAACTAAATCAGATTTCGGGCGGTGTAGACATTGAACCGTGGCTTGACGTTGACTCAAGTGACCTCGCCCGGCTTGTTCGACACCCGAACACTCGACACCACGGCGTCAAGCACGTAGCGTCGAATCGATGGTGCGTTCCAATCTCAACGAGGGAACTCGCGTCACTCGATGACCCCGACGACTACTTGGCATTGACGAGTGAGCCGCGAGAGATTCCCGAAGGGTGTGAGCGAACGCCGTCTGAAAAGGCTGGTCAGACAGTCGCTCAGTACATCCGTAACGCTTCCGGCTCGATGACGGCGGGGCGTAACTCCACCGTCTACTCCCGAGCGGCAGTCGAGAACTACAAAGACGAATCGAACGAGAATATTGAATTGAGTGACCTGAAACTCCTCACTGCAAACAAGCCCTGCATTTGGGCGTTCCGAGAACGAGACGACGCCTTCGAAAACGGCTCTGCAAGCCGAACAATGGAGATTGGCGTTATCAAGGAACTGATGAACAAGCAGGTTCCGATAGACGTGATAGTCGAGTTCTTCGAGATTATTCCCGGCTTCGATGAAGACTACACGCGGAATCTCACGGAAGACGTAATCGGGCGGCAGTACGGGCCGCTGAAGTGCGAGAACGTGATTCGGAATGCAGAAGAGTTCTGCCTCGGCTCATCGTGTAACCTCTACGATGAAGCAAAGCACGATGCTGATAATTCGACACCTGCGGCGGTAACTAATTAAGAAGATTCTTTCATGGATTTCACAGACAGTCTGAGCGGCAAGCACAGAGAAGTTGCTGAGTACCTTCCCGCGAACTACACGGAGATTGCCGACAAGTTCGGTATCGGAGAAAGCACTGCCCGCGACCACATTCGGGGAATTAAGCAACATGTTGACCTCGATGAGCGGGTTGAAGACGGTAAGACGGTCTTCTATCCTCCAGGTGAAATTCCGGAACATCCGACGAACAATAATAAGAATCAGCGGTCGAGTATTTACGGAAAGCAGAAAATCACGAAGCGGGCGAACAAGACCCTTCACGACCTGAACGAACGGCTCACTCGGCTGCTCGACCGCTCTCAGCCGCCGGTTGCTGACGGTGGTCATCCCGTGAATCCGAATCACGAGGACGTGGTGATTCACGTCACTGATGACCACCACGGAGATGTGGTGACTAACGAGTTCGGGGGCGACCAATTCAACCCCGAGATTTCGCTGGAGAGAGCCGAGCAGAGAGTAGATAATGTTATGTCTCTCGTTGCTCGGCAGGAGTCTGCGGGATACACGTTCGACACGGCGAACTACCTGATGGGCGGTGACATTGTAACTGGTGCTGGAATCTACGAGGGTCAATCTCACGAGGTCGCTCGAAACCTCAACGAGCAGATTGACGAGTCTGCTCAAGTTCATTTGGAGCAGATTCGACGTCTTTCCGAGCGGTTCCCGGCAGTTCGTGTTGTCTGTCAGACTGGCAACCACGGTGAGATTCGTGTCTCTGGCTCCTCCAAAGAAGCAAACGCTGACGATATTCTTTATCGGATGCTCGACCTCGCGGTTCGAGAGTCCAACATGGAGAACGTCACGTTCATTCGGAACGACCATACTCGCTTTACGAATTTCGAGATGCGGGGTCATCGCGCCCACCTTCGGCATGGTGACGACTCTCTCGAACACATCGGGACGAGCGCCGCGAAGCGCCGCTGGCGTGGTTGGAAGCTCGACCACGATTTCGATGTGGCGTACCGGGGCCACTACCATCAGCAGTCCCGTGACATGGTTCGGGAAGCACCCGTGATTATGTCGGGGTCGATTAAGCCACCGAGTGACTTCGAAGAGTCCATCTCCGAGTGGTCGCTTCCGGCGGCGACTATCCACGGAGTGTCGGACTCTCAAGTAGTTACTTGGAGTTTCGACGTAGAGTTCACTCGGTAACTAACTCGATTTCCAAAGACTTAACGTATAGTGCCTAAACTCTACAAGCGGTTCGATGCCACTCCATAATGGAATACGACCTACAAAGCGCGGAAAGGGTAGAAACTATGAGTGTTAACGACGACCCCCACGACTGGTACGCCCCGCACAAATTCGATGAGGACGCGGCGGTTCCTCAAACGTATGATACGGACCGAGGAAACATTCTCTTGAAAGAAGTGGACTACTCAACCATCGAGTGTCCGGAGTGCGGAACAGAAGCGAGAAAGGACGAAAGAGCCACGCCGGTTTGCTCGAACGAGGAGTGCGGTGTGGTGTGTACCGCTCCTGAAAGACCCGACCACGAAATCATCCGCGACCCGAAGACGGCAGAGAGGGTGGACGACAACGGTAACTTCATCCAATGACGGCTACTCCTGATGACCCCGCGACCGACCAGAGTGAAGTTCCTCCCGCCCTCATCGAAGACGTGACAGTGGAAGTGGCAGGAGACGACGTTCCGCTTGCCTCTCTGATGCAGGATATAGAGACGGCGCACAAGGAACTGGACGAGTACAAAAATGGTAGTCTCGTCGCTTCGGAAGCTCTCGATGAGAAAATCGCACAAGCAACCATCAATGGTAACGAGGAGTTGAAAGAACTCCTCATAGACGTAAAGGATGCCGCGTTTGGTGTTTACCTGAGAGTCCAGTACGGCGACCTTGAACTTCTCGGGAACAGAAACCCTGACGCGGAATACCACGGCTACTTCTCCGACGACTAACCCCTCGGCGGTTTCTCGTTAGGCGAAGCGAGCAGTTCGCAATGTGCCACGCGATGAGGCGGGGCTGACCACATACAATGGGATTCAACACAGCAAGCATGACCGGAATCACACACGAGGTTCACGTCCGAACACCAGACGGCGAAATCGAAGGATTCGATGGCGTCCTTGACGTGATGAAACTCCCGAACGGCGACCTCAAGTTCACTCACGACGGGAACTTGAAGCAATACTCGGACGGCGAGGTGATTCGGAGTCGAGTGAACAACGTAAACGATGCTCACAAATACGTTTGCCCGGACTGCGAATCAGACGAGACGGCGCTGATTACTGCGAGCGACTACGGAGAATCGCTGGTTGTCTCCTGCGGGAACTGCGATAATGACCAGCCACTACAGCGACAAGACCTATGACACAGCCAAACACAGACATTCTGTACGAAGCCGCTGAGATTACCGAAGGACGTTCCGCCACCCACGGGGAACCCGAGGATAGTTTCTCCAGAATTGCCCGCTACTGGAACGACTATCTGGTGAACGAAGGTGTAGACGACCCTGGCATCAACGAGGGTGACGTAGCCGACCTCCTCGCGTTGTTCAAGTTGGCTCGCTCTCAGGGTGGAGAGCATAACCCCGACGACAACCGCGACCGAGTGGGTTACATTGCCTTCGCAGAATCATTTGACATGACCGAAGCACAACCCGAGGAACGCGACCTCGACGCGGAGATAGACGAACTGGCGATGAATATAGAACGGTCGATTGAGGAGAGCCGAGCGTTCCTCGACGACCTCCCCACGTTTGAAGACCGGCGAAAAGGCAACACCGTGCAACTCCGAAAGGTTCTCAACGGAGATATAGACGGACTGGTGGTTGACGATGAGTGACGAGCCAGTTCTCTGTATGTATAAGAGCGATAAGTCAGGCGAGATTGGTACGCCTGGAGAAGTTCTGAAGGATGACGGTTCGCTTCATTGCGAAGCGGAAGCAGACCACGTTCTTCGACCGAAGGGCAGCTGGCATATCCGAGAGTTTGGGCGGCGGGTTCCGTTCTGTAATCTACACGGACAGTTTCTCGTGAACGACGCCCAGGCAGACTGGGAGATGATTTCCTTGAACGACCTCTCCCAACTCCGGCGTGGTGAGAACAATGAGTAACGAACACGATGATTCCGCGCTATTCAACATCTCTCCCGAAGAGATGACCTCGATTCTCTGCGAAGCGGCAGAGAAAAAGCGAACCGTGGTCGAGTTCCAGACGAGGAAGCGCGATGACGGAAGGCGAGAGTTGTATCAGGCGGTAGAGATAACCGACCACGTAGAGGCGCTGGAGGAAAGCGAATGAATCCGCACAGTCCTACGGATTCGTGGCTCAAGTCGGTCGCCGCTGACGGTGGTTATAAAGCAGACCCCGACGTGGGAGACTCAGATGTGATTATTCTCGAACGGCCTTCGGGAACCTACGAAGTGGCGGTCGGTAAAATCGAAGACTAACATGACAGAACTTGACCTAACGGTGAGCGACGAGGTGCGAGAGAACGGGATGCCGTATGTTTCAAAGTCCCGAATAAAGACGTACAAGAATTGTCCCCGCGAGTTCTTCTACAAGTATTGGTGTGAGAATCGGGAGCCGGAGAACTACTACATGAAGCGCGGCTCAGAAGTCCATCGTGCGTTTGAAGATTTCCACTTGAATCTCTCGGAATACATCGAGAGTGAGGAAGAGCGCCCTCCTCGCTTTTCTCCTCTGATGAGCGATTGGGAGGACTACGCTCAATGGCTCGAACCTCACGTCGGCAACTTTTGGCGATTCGAGGAGCGACGATGGCACGAGTCCTACAAGTCCATCGTCGGTGACGCCTGGGCGATGACCGGCGAGGAGATGGCCTACAAAACCTTGAACCGGTGGGAACCCATCGGCGTGGAGGTCGAAGGCTGGCTCGGCAAACCGCCTGCTGACTACGACCGCGCTGACCCCGACTACGTTAACCCCGACGGGCCGCCAGTTGGTGATATTCCCTGGATGGGTTTCGCTGACGTGATTCTCAATACGGCGAGTGTTCCGGGTATCGAGGGTGGCGGTGTTGTGATTCTCGATTATAAGACCGGGAAGGTTCCCGACGAACGGTACCGGGAGAGCGGTATCTTCCTTGAGGGAGAGTACTACGGTTGGCTGTTCGAGGAGTTCTTCGACGTGGATGGCGTTGCAGGCTACTACCCGAAGGCTGACGAGTTAATTGTGTCGCCGTATCCCTCCCAGGAGCGACGGTGGGATATTCAGTCGGCTGTTCTCGGGATGCAGAAACCACCGGAGGTTGAGAACTTCGAGATTAACGAGAACCCGCTGTGTCACTACGGTCACGGTAAGTGCTTCTTCTACGACGAATGCGACTCCGAATGGGGAATGCAAGGAGGGCCGGGGCACACCAAGGCTGAGCCGGACGGCAAGGTGACTGCGTGAAACCAAGTGAGTGGGAGATGGATGTTCACGAGGCGAGAGAAATCCTCGAACGTCTCTCCCGAGATTGGGAGCATCTGTCGGAAGAGGAAAAGCACGGGTCGATTGAAACCGCGATTGACGTTCTCTCATAGATGCCAGCACATTGTAGCTGCGACGACCACGAGCAGGAACCGCGCGACCAAACAGTTGGAACGGCTCACACAGGAGAAGAAATGCGGGAGCGGAAGTGCATGAACTGTGGCGGACTCATCAAGGTGCTTCACTAATGTCAGTAACCCTTGGCTTGAGCAGCGAAGGATACGTGACGGAGAAAATGAGCCAACCACCACTCTGTCAGTGCGGCGACCGGATGCAGGCCTGCGACGACCCAGACTGGAAGTGGGTGTGTCAACACACAGACCGCAACGGCGACGTGTACCATACATTGAAGACCGGCTACGTCGGCAACGGCGAGGTGTCCGAGACTGCTACGGAGTGAGCCGCTGCACCCACGCTCGTTCGTACTCCGTCCGTTCGAGGAACTCCGTCAGCGACTCCTCTTTGATAGCTCCCGAGGAGAACGTCCGGCCATTACTAACGGCGAGGACGTGGAGAGTGTGTTCGACCACGAGGAGGATTGCTCGACGGCTCATCGTATTGCAGAGCGACAGTTGGAGCGACTGCGGAACAACCTCGGTACCCCGTGGGAGACTGAGAAAACCGAGGAATGGATTGAGAAGTACGAGGAGTTCATTTCCAATGATTAACGACAACGACCTCTCAATGACGGTAGAGTTCACTCAGACAATTACGATTCGGCCTCCAGACTGTATCGAGGGTAAAGTGGACGCCTACGAATGGTTTCACAACGACTCGGCTCGCATTCTTCAGGATGCGATTGGAGTTCGACAGGGAAATGTGAAAGTTCTGACGTTCAACGAGGGAGACGAATGACAGAAGGCAACACTCAACTGACGCTTCACAACGACAGCATCGAGTTTCTGATTGACGCACTAACGAAGTTCGCTCAAGTGTCCAGAGCGATGAAACAGCACGAGCAGGCAGAGCGAATCGAGATGATTCGGAATACTATTCAATCGCAGTTCTATCCGGCGTAGGCTGGACGCTCCATGAGTCTCAAGCAGCACGTACAACCGACGAGTGACAACTATACAAACAATACAGATGTTATCATTACTGCGAATGGAAGCACGGACCTATCCCGAGCGGCGTTTCGTGGCGGGGCGCTCGTCGGCTATGAAAGTGGAAACAGTCGTCCACCCGAGGAGATTCCCGTCGAGTTCGTTGACTGGCCGTTCACGAAAGACGATGTGTCCTTTGCTGACCACCTTGAGGTCGTAAAGCGTGAGCGCCCTCGGTACGCTGTTGCTCCAGACGTTGAAGACGCTGAGGAACTTGATACGGCTATATCCCAAGCCGACCGGCTCGCGGAATACGCTGATGTTGTTATCATGGTTCCGAAATCGGTGAAGCCGAGTGTAATCCCTGAGCGGTTTCGTGTTGGGATTCCGGCTCAAGAGCGATTCGGGGGGATGCCGTGGCCTGTGTGGGAGTACCGTGGGTGTGGTGAGGTTCACATCCTCGGTGGTTCCCCAAAACGACAGAAGGAACTCGCGGCGTACTTGCAGCGCGTTGATTCTGTGGATTCCACCTCGCCACAGAAGGGTGCGAAGTTTGGTGACGTATGGACGGGCGAGGAGTGGGAGGAACTGGATACGAATTACTACGACCGCATTGAGCAGTCGATGAATAATTGTCTGCATATGTGGAACGAAAAAGTAGATGAGTCGCGGATTCGGCAGATTCGTCTCTGTGTTGAGGCACCACAGCCAGTCCGCGAGGAGGAACAAGTGACGGTTGCTTCTGTCTCCCCGGTCATCGAGCCGCCGACTCGGGAGGAAATGGTGGTTGCACCAAACGAACGAACGCCCCACCCCGGTCGAGCATTCTTCGAGCAGAAGAACGCCCGAACCATCCGGGGGTTGCGTGCCGAAGACTACTTCGCGGCTCTTTGAATTACGATTCATGGCAACACTCCAATCCTATGGAGATAAATCTCCACCGAAGGTTAAAGTAGAGTCGACAATACCCCATCCGGGTTCGCGTCCCGTTATTATTGGTCACATCGGATACGATGAGAGCCGCGATGAGCGGATAGCGATGCTTCCCCGAGAGAAAGAAGAACACTACTTCCGAAAATACTCGGGGTACGCAGTCTCTCAAACAGTCCTCGACCACTTCGCGGCGAAGTTAGTGAACAAGGTCTGTATCGTGGAGAAGAACGACCCGAAGCGAGTGATTGAGTTCGAGCGCCAGCAGTTCAAGGACGGGAACTTCGTCGCCTACGACTCGGATTCAAACTCGATAGTCGAGAGCGAGGTTGAATACCACAACAACCAACATCAGTACGACGACCCACAGCAAGTTCTCGCTGTTGACGACGCCGTTCACGTCTGGAAGAAATCGGAGGTGTCGCTCTACGAATGAGCGACCAAACGACACTCGGCGGTGGGACTGTTTCTGACCGAGAGATAGAGAAGAAGAAGAAGGAGAGAGCGGAGCGAGATGATTCAGCCCCACTCTGTGGGGGTTGCGGTGAACCGAAGGAGTACACGAACGAGCCGATGGTGAGCGGGATTCGCGGCTGGTTCTGTATGAACGATGATTGTGTGATGGATTCTTAGCATGAAAGAACTCTACGTAACTAACACTGAGACGATTCACGAGGAGAACGAATCAGTCATTCGCCTATACGGACGCGATGAGGCGGGCGAGGCTGACTCGATTACGGTCGAGGGGTTCGAGCCGTACTTCTACGTGCTGGAGGAGGTCGCGGGCGACATTCAGCCGCGCGACCACGACAACTTCGTGCGGTATGAGGACACGGACTTTGTTCACCTGAAGGACGAACATCCGCTCAAGAAGGTAGTCCTTGATGACCCGCGTGGAATGCAGTCGGTTCAAGAATTGTTCGGCGTGGAGAACACGGGAGAGGCGGACATTGAGTTCACGAACCGCCTCCGGATTGACAAGGGCATTGAGACTGGCGTCCGCGCCCCGTCATCGCGTTGCTACGTTGATGACCTTGAGGCAATCGAGATGGAGGCCGAACCCCGAGTCGTCACCTTCGACATAGAAACCGACGACCGGGGCGCAGGCTTCCCCGACCCCGGAGACGCACGAATCCTCAGTATCGTCGCTCACGACTCCTACACCGACGAATACATCGGATTCGTAGACCTCGACGGAATGAGCATCGAGGACGCCCTACCAGAGTGCGCTAAATCCGGCGAAGCTCCAGAAGAACTCGACTCCTTGGAGTTCTCTCCAAACGAACGCCGGATGCTCATTCGGTTCGCCTCATGGATTAGTGATAAGGACGCTGATATTATCAGCGGGTGGAACAGCAACGGGTTCGACCTCCCGCAACTCATCGAGCGGATGGACGAGGTTGGTGCGAACAGCGACCGGCTCGGTCGAGACGGAGACGCCTACATTAACTGGCGCGGTCAGCCCGCCATTCACGGTCGCACCCCTTACGACATGATGGGGGCGTGGGAGGACACGAAATTCCAGAACGTACGGTCTACGTCCCTCGATTTCGCCGCGCAGACAGAACTCGATGACGCGAAGATTGAACATCAGGACGTGGGGTTCTACGACCTATATGAGACGAACCTCCGGAAGTTCCTGAACTACAACGGCAAAGACACTCGCCTGACCGTTGAAATAAACGAAGCAACTTCGGCGCTCGCGTTCAAGACGAAGCTCCGCCACATCATCGGACTGGACTACGAGCAGACGCAGAACAACAACCAGTTCGTAGAGATGATGATTCGGCGGAAGCTCTACGCCGAAGGACTCGTTGGCCCGACCGCAGACCCGCCCGACGAGAAAATCGACTTCGAGGGAGCGAAGGTCTTTGACGCCTTCTTTGGATTGAAGTCGAACATTCTCGGAATCGACCTTGCGAGCCTCTACCCGATGACGCTCTGGATGCTCAACGCGAGCTACGAGACGAAAGTTGACCCGGAGTACACGGTCGAGAAAGAGGACGGACTCTACGCGAAGTTGGAAGGCGAAGAAGACCTCGTTCCGGTGTCCCGAGCGCCGAATGACGTGTACTTCCGGCTCGACGTAGACTCCATCATGCGGGAGGTTACGGATGACGCACTGGAATTGAAGGCCGAGTATAAGGAACGCCGAAAGGCCGCCGACTACGGGACTAACTTGTGGGAGGAGATGGCTGAGACGTATGCGGTCGCAAAAACCATCGTCAACTCCGAGTACGGCGTTCTCGGATGGGAGCAGTTCTTCCTATTCGACAAAGAGGTCGCTGAGGCCGTGACCCTGATGGGGCAGGCCGTTATCAAGGCAACCGCCGAGTTCGTCAACGAGGAAAGTATCGCTGAAGTAGCATATGGCGACACGGACTCAAATTACATTGAGTTCGATGACGAAATGAATCAGAAGGACTGCCTCGAAGCAGGGCAGGCGATTTGCGACCACCTCAACAACGAAGTGTACCCATCGCTGGCGGAAGACTACGGGATGCCTGCGGAAGACAACCGCTGGCTCATCGAGTTGGAGATGTTTGCGTCTCGCTTCCTGCAAACTGGTTCCAAGAAGCAGTATGCGTACCTCAAGACGTGGGACGAGGGAATGGACTTCGATGAGACAATCGAGGGCGGTTCATTCTCCGTCTCTGGCTACCATTGCGTAAAGTCGAACTTCTCAACTCTCACCAAAGAGACACAACAAGCGGTTCTTGAAGCAATCGTCCGCAACAAGCCGGACAGCGAAATCACGCAAATCGTGTTCGATGCCGTGAATCGCATTGACGCCAGCGACCCCGACTGGAGCCTCATCGGTGTTCCCGGTGGACTTGGAAAGAAGATAAATCCCCGCAAGTCACAGGGCGACGAATACTACACGTTCACGGACGGAACACCGAAGTCGGCTCACCCGCGAGCAGCTTGGTTCGGCAACCACCTCCTCGACGTAGAGTACGACAAGGGAGACAAACCAATGCGAGCCTACGTTCATCCCACGACCCTCTCCGATGACGCCGGGAAGACACACCACGTTGACGTAATTGGCTACCAGTACGAGAGCGACCTCAACCCGATTGAGGAAGACTTGAAACTCGACGTACAGGCCACCCAAGAGAAGACGGTGATGAATCCGCTGGAGGACATTCTGAGTGTCGTGAACATCGACGTTGACGCCGCCGTGAAAAATCAGAGTCAGACAGGACTCGAAGCGTTTTGCTAAGCTAATTCAATGCCTACAACCCCCTCATCGAGTGGTAACACTTGGACGACGAATAGTTCGGAAATGTTCTACTGTTGGGGTGGCCTCGGGTCACTCGACGGCGACCTCGATGGACTCCCCGGCCTCGTGAGTGCTGGTGTTGCATGGCGGAATCCAAATGGAAACGATGAGTTCACGATTCACGTTCCCGACTTTGACCCACTGATGGTGGACTCCGGTGGGTTTCAAGCCGCCACACGATTCGGTAATGTCTATCCCTATAGTGCAAAAGAACTACACGAGTGGTCGGAATCAGTCGGAGCAGATATTGTAGCTGGACGCGACTTCGCGTGTGAACGTCACGAGGAACTATACGACGCGGAAAAAGATTGGGGGACAAAAACACATCCCGGCCCGTGGCAAAAACGCCATAAGGCGTCTCTCTGGTGGCAAGTCCGGCAGATGGAACACTACGAGAGCGAAAATTACTCTCACGAGTTTATGCCCGTGATTCAAGGCCTCGGCCTCCCGAGCTACGAGTTCTTCATCGACATGATGATAGAACAAGGCCTCTCCCAGTACGACAAGCTCGCAATCGGCACCGTGTGTAAGCGCGGGAGTCGTGACGAGATTCTTGAAATCCTCAAGCTTGTTCGTGATTATTTCCCCGAGAAGTACATCCACTTGTTCGGGGCGACGTTGAACATTTGGAAAGACCGGCGATTTGTTGGTCTGTTCGATTCCTCAGACACGGCGGCGTGGCATTGGGGGTCGGAGTCGAAAGCCCACCAGAAGGAACTACTACAAGAGTACCAAGCGAAGGTCGAGAACTCAGCGGTCGGGAAAGCGGGCGGTCAAATGACGCTCGTATAGACGTAAAACATACATCTTTAAGTCCTTGGACGTCCTCGTATAGAGTGAGGACGTCCGCTTTTTCGCGTTAGTGGTGACAGTATGACAGAGGATAATCTAACGGATGACGAGATTCAGGAATGGGGAGAAGAATTGATTTCTCAACTTCACGAAATGGAGAATGCAATATACCAACTAATTCCTAAGGTAGAGGCGGTACTCGACGGTGAGATAACCTACGAGGAATACAGGGAGTGGGTTGAGAATAATGCGGAAACGCTGGAGGCTTTGGAAGTCTAATGAACGTAGAACTACAACACGACAAGAGTACCGACAATCCCGACAACGCCGCGATTATGGCCGCACGAGGTGACTACTTGAGCGAATCCCTCGTCGGCTCCACCATCGAGGACGCGATGACGGGTACAGACAAAACCCGCGAGGAACTAATTGCCGGTCTTCTTCGGTCTGGACATTTCGGCCCGTTCGAACACGCACAGGCGTATTTCCACGTCGAGGGAATCAGTCGCGTGGCGATGGCTCAAGTGACGCGACACCGCCATATGTCGTTCGACGTTCAATCGCAACGCTACGTAGAGTTCTCCGATAAGAACACGGTGATTCCCCCGTCGTTCAGCGACACGGAGCGAAAGCAAGTCTACTACGGAGACGCTGACCGCTCTCGAAAGATGGATTTCGTTGACCGACTTGCCCGTCATTGGGAGGAATCCGTGAAGCACTACGATGAGGCGCTGAAGGTCGGGATTCCAAAGGAGGACGCCCGCTTCTTCCTCCCTCAAGCCACACCTGTGAACCTCACGTTCTCTGCGAACGCCCGCTCCCTCATGCACTTCTTCGACCTCCGTCACAACATGAAGGCGCAATGGGAAGCGCGAGAGTTCGCTGAGCAAGTCCTCGACGAGTGCCTTGAGTGGGCTACGCTGACGTTCGAAGAGTATGAAGAACACGTCAATAACAACTCGCTTCGAGCGCCATGATTCTTGAAGCATCAGGCGGCGGCGATATTGTTGAATTGTTCTTCCTACTGTTTCTAATCTGGTTCTTTTTTGAAGATGAGTAACGAGCGAGAATTTCTTGAATGGCTTGCCAAGCAAGACCGCTACTGGATTCCTGATAGCGAAGTTGAAGAAAAGTTCCCCGACTTGGAATATCGTATGATTGGAGTAACAAAGAAATACAACCCGGAGACGGGAGAATCGAAGACACCCGCCCGCGATTGGCAGCAGGGAGTAAAGCATGGAGGTGTTACTGACTAATGGAGATTGACAGAGAGAAGTGGGGGCGTCGGGTGTTTATTGGAATGAGTATTTTCGCGGCGCTGGCTATTCTTGCATCGCCAGTTGGCCGCGTCCTCATCTTGTTGCTGGTTGTGGGTGGAACGCTCGTTCTCACTCTCGGTTGGGTGGGTGACGTAATCTATCAAGCGCACAAGGAATACTGCTAATGGCTGTTCTTGGAAAAGACGACATTGAGAGTTGTATTGACGACGGCGACCTCGCAGTTGAACGCGATGACGGGCGGAGCATCGAGCCTGCCTCGCTCGACGTTCACCTGAGTCGCAAAATGAAGTACCCAGCCAAGCGGAACAACGAGCCGGTGGCTGTTGACGACGAAAGTACGTACCCGGAGTACGCTGAAATTGACACGCCGCGTCCTCGCGTTGCCGCTGGTGACTTTGCTCTTGCCACGACGCAGGAGACGGTTCAAATCCCTAACGGGATGGTCGCACTCCTCCACGGTCGGTCAAGCGTCGGTCGGCTTGGCCTATTCATTGAGAACGCGGGCCTCATCGACCCCGGCTTTGGTGGGCAGATAACTCTTGAACTTACCAACGTCGAGGATTACGATATAGACCTCGTGGCCGGTATGCGAATCGGCCAACTCACCTTTCACCGAGTTGAGAACGCTCCACTCGTGGGGTATTCGGAACACAACGGGAACAAGTACGATGGACAACGCGGCCCGACGCCGAGTCGTCTTTGGGAGGACTTTGAATAATGTATATTCCAGCGATGAATGAAATCACACGACAAGGACTCGATGAGCCGCCAGAGTATCCCGAGAATAGCGAGGAGCTACGCTATCTCATTCTCTTTCCAGAGGACTATGAGGGGTACGGAAGCGACGTGTCAGGAAACGTGTCGCTCCTGCTCAGCGAGGAGAACGCTCGGGAAGTGAAGCAACTGGCGGAAGAAATCATCGAGGATTTGGAATGATTCAGATTGGAGATAAGTTCGACCACGAGACGCTTGGCTGCGTGACTGTTCAGTCGTTCACGGATGAGATTATTGGCGTTGACCCGGAGTCAGGTGAGACGCGCCATGAGACGGTCGTGGAGTTCACGCACATGAAAGGGTACTCTACGTCGATGCCCGGCAGACCAAATTCGATGAGGGCGCGGAAGTCTGACGTGCTGGATGTGTTCCTATCATCGGTTGAAGAAGTGTGAACGAAGATAAAGCGTACCATCATTCGTTCTATCTTGGCTTTCTGGTTACGGGAGTCTTGATAGTCTGGATGTTTCTGTCATGGAGTGTGCTGGCGTTCGGAGTGTTGTTCGTGAATGCATTTGCTGTATTATTCGTGTATCCGCCAGTTCTTGTGGGAGTCTATCAAAATACCACATTGACGTAACTCCGGTATCTTTAAGTCTTTAGACGTTGTTAATAGAGTGAGGACGGACGCGAACGGGCGCATTCTGCCGTGCTGTAATTCAGTATTCAACGCGATGAGGCAGGGTTGTTAACCGAACTTGCTGGAAGTTAGGTCTTAGAGGCTAACGCATGATAATCCAAGGAGAGAGTACCAACGCTGACGTGAAGATTGAACAGATAGATGACTACACGAGAGAGCAGATTCAGGAAATGGTTGACCACGAGGCGTTCCAGAACCCCGTGTCTATCATGCCGGACACCCACGCTGGAGCCGGAGCAGTAATTGGATTCACGATGCCGGTTGACGACCGCGTGGTTCCGAATACAATTGGCGTCGATATTGGCTGTGGGATGTACGCCGTGAACTTCGGCCCTGACCCGCTTCCCGATGAAGACAGCCACGTTACTGACGAGAAAATTCGAACGCGAGTCCCGATGGGGTCTTCTGTTCACGATGACCAGAACAACGACCCCATCTCTCACGTTCTATATCAAGCGAACACGACGCTGGAAGCAATCGCTGAACAGCACGCAGAGCCGGGCGGCCTCATCGAAGGTGTCTACACGACCGGCGGCTACGACCGCGCCTACTACGAACACCTCTGCGAGTCCGTCGGAATGGATGAGAAGCGAGCAACCGATAGTCTCGGCACGCTTGGCGGCGGTAATCACTTCATCGAACTCGGTCGCTCAACCAACACTAACGACCTCTGGTGCATCATTCACTCCGGCAGCCGTCAACTCGGCCTCAAGATAGCCCAGTATTGGCAGGAGATAGCAACCGAACAGCACGACCGGCTCGACTTCGGTGAGATTCCCGAAGGCGACATTGACTATCTCGACGCTGACGGAAGCATTCACGAGGAGGCTGTGCGAGCCGACCACGAGGGAGAAGCAATCGGAGAAGCATTCGACCGCCTTCAGTCCTATAAGCCGTCACGCGACCGCAACACCGACCTCGACTACCTTGAGGGTAGTGACGTTGAGGGGTACATTCTCGACATGATTTTCGCGCAAGCCTACGCTTCCGTCTCGCGGAAGCTCATGGCGGCGGAGGTCGCGGAAGCCCTCGGCGGACGAGAGTTCGTTGACACCATCGAAAGCGTCCACAACTACATTGACTTCGAGGACTACACGATTCGGAAAGGAGCAACGCGAGCCTACGAGGGCGAGCGGGCTATCATTCCCTTCAATATGCGTGACGGCACGCTCATCGTGGAGGGCGAAGGCAACCCGACGTGGAACTATTCGGCTCCCCACGGTGCCGGTCGCGTGATGAGCCGCCGAGAGGCCAAGCGTCGATTTACACAAGAAGACGCTGACGCGGCTATGGAGGGTATTACGGCTACAAAGACTCCAATTGATGAAGCGCCTATGTCGTACAAGCCTGCCCGCGTCATCGAGGAGGCAATCGAGCCGACCGCGACTATCGTGGACCGGATAGAACCCGTCCTCAATATAAAGGCATGACCCCACCAGATATACTTCTCTGGCTGGTTGTCATTGTCGTTCTCGGACCACCCACGTTGATTATCGGTGGATATACGATAGCGGCTCTATTTCTCTGCGGTTTTGGTCTAATTGACCGAGTGACACCATGAAGACGTGGCGTGACTACTCCACTATCGAAAGATTTGTAACAAATGAGTGAAACTTACGACTACCCCGACACCGAGGACGTTCCACAAATTACCACGGCGACGAGTGGCCCGTTTGAGCAACCCGAGACGAAGCACCTGTTCATCACTTACGATACCGACGAGTGGGAGAGCGAGCGACAAGTCGAGGAAACGCTCAAGGTAATCAACTCGTTGTTCGGCACCGACGTACAGATTGCTATTCTCCCCAACGACTACGACCTCCTCTCGGAGAGCGACGTGAGGGAAATGCTGGAGAAAACCAATGGAGATTCGTGACGGCTGTAAGTACGCCGAGTTGAACGAGGACAACGGTATTTCCTGCACCCCCGGCGACCTTTGTAACCTCTGCGAGCGCAAGACGCTGACTCCCGAGGAGCGAGCGTAATGAAGAAGCTTACTCGGCGTCTGAAAGAACATCGCCCCATCAATCGTATTCAAGCTGAGTGCGGGAAATGCGGCAAGGGGTTCTATGATTCCTACGAGGAGCCAGGGGCGGGGCCTTCGATGACTGCCGCCGTCATCGAGATGAAGGCCGAAGACCACCGAACGTTAACCGGCCACCACGACCTGCAAGTATCCCTCGACAAGACAGCATCAGTCAAAGAAATCGACGCGACAATCACCGTGAACTCGTGACCAATCACGAGTGTCCCTACGAAGAGGAGAATTGCGAAATTGGAGCGATGTGCGTGGAGTGCTGTGCGGATAATAACGTCTACCGGAGATATTAATGACTGAACCTGTATTCTGGATTGGAATTGATTTCTCAGACCACATTCCAACTGGAGACGAGATGCAATCTATTGCTGACTCACTCGGAGAGGGCCTTGATGGTGATGCAATAGTCACGACGCGAGAAGTAGAGCCAATGAACCAAGAGAAGCGAGAGAATTACGTTCGAGAACTAACTGCGGCGCTCGAAGAATAATGACAAGCATCGAACTCGCACAACACTGGAAGCGACAGCGAGAGAATAACACGCCGAGAAAGACACGGACTGACGACTACGAGCGCGACCGCGATGAGGTGGCGGAGGAATACAACGATGAGTGAGAACACCTACGGCTCGCCCAATATAGAACAGCTCTACGACCGACTGAGGGTAATTAAGGAGCAACACGAGCGTTCGATGTTCGATGACTCTCCACAGGACGTCGTTGATTTTCTCACTCATTCCCATAACGCGATTGCGGTGAACATCTGCGAACAACTCCTCGACGGCCTCCCCGAGTCGGAGCCGGAGCCGGTCGAGCGGTTCCGTGCGCTTGTCCTCTCGATGGATTCAATTCAGAATTGGGATGGCAAAGAATACTATCTTGGTGTCGTCGTTGAACCAAAGCGAGTTAGCCGAGCAATGCAGAATGCGGCTATTGAGAAGCGAGAGGAAGCACTTGGCGTCATCGAAGACCGACTTGTGCTGGAGAAGCCGACCGATGAGGACGACGCCGACGTAATCTATATTTGTGACCCGGTGTCGAAGGTGCGTCACACTACCGCACTCGGTGGCTACAAGAAGGAATACGATGAGGCGATGATAGAAGACCAGAAACAACGCATAGCCGAACAAATCCTCTACGAGCCAATCCCCGACACAATCCCCCGCGTGTAAGCTCCCATACCCCACTCTACGTGGGGTGATTTTTTATTTTATTTTACAGAAAGATACTACCCCCCGCGATTACCGCGAGGGATTTTTCCTGCGGTCGCGCCGTCCTGTTGACCGCCACATCTCCACGGTGGGAGTATTGCCGTGGGTGAATAACGAATCCATCCGTCCCCCGCCTCATCGGGGTAAATCAACCGATGAATTTTCCGTAGCGGGATGGGGTTTCTCGCTCGTGGCTCGGCAGTATCCCCGAAAACCCGGCTTTCGGGGGTTGTCCCCCCTATCCGGTGGGTAAGACTCCGGTTGGATTGTTATGGTGCAGTAGTTTGGTATCGAAGACTCCACCTGACGCCGATGAGTAAGCGCCTCCGGTCAGAGTCACGCGACCACGAAAACAAGTAAATACGCCGACGTAATAAATTTATTGCAAAAAGAAAACAGTCGTTTGCTTATCGTTTATTAGCAAGATTCGACCGTTCTTCTGTCGAGGAGTGAACGTACTTTTTCGTCGTCTCCGAGCTTGTGTGGCGGAGTTGTTCTTGAGCGTCGGCCAGCGTCCCCTTCTTTGCGTAATACGTTCCGGCGGCGTGGCGAATCGAATACCAACTGATTGACCGATGCTCGGTATTAATGCCCGCGTCCTCGCAGAGATTCAAAACGAGGTAGCGCAAACTACTGCTCCCATACGGGTTTCCCTCGCGCGTCAGCCAAATGCTCTCGTTGTCGTCGTACTTCTCGATGTTCTCGCGTTGCTCAACCCAATTCTTGAGCGCCCGAACGCCCATATCGCTCAGGGCGACCCGCCAGTCCTCGCGGTTCTTCGAGGATTCCTCAGCCGGAATGATGAGGCGGTTGTTACTGAGGTCGAGCCAACTCATCTTACTACGCTCGACCTCAACCGGGCGGAGTCCCGCGTCAATGCTCACCTTCACGAGACTCGGAACCTTCCAGTTGTCTATCTTCCCCCAGTCATCAGGCGTGACCTCGGACTTCGGCTTCCCGAGACTCATAGCGATATGAGCCTTCCACCGGCTCCGCTCGCTCGGGGAGAGGTCGTTGTATTGGGGAATTTGATTGTAGTCGAGGCTTGCGCTATACACTGTCTCGATTTCTTCTTCCGAGAACACGTCACTAATGTTGCGCTTGGAGCTACCGTTCGTGATGTGGTACTCGGGTTCCCATTCCTCGAAGTCGTCATCGAGGTGGCGTTGGTACTTGAACAGGCGCTTGAGTGCTTTCTGCGTGCCTTCGGCGTGGGTGTTGGACAGCCCGTCATCGAGGAGAATACTCTCCATATACGAGTCGCCTTCAGCGTGTGTGAACGTGGTTTTGAACTCTTTGTCCTGCCACACGAAGCGTGCGAACTGGTCTGTACGATACAGGGTGTCTTTTGCGGTGTGCGTGGAGTAGCCTTTGAGGGCTTTCGGCTTTTTTCCGCGTTCGAGGAGCCATTGCGCGAAGCCTTTGCGTTTGATTTCCCACGTCTGGAGTTGTTTGTCGTGGAGGTGGTTGCGGTCGTCTCGGGTCGTGATTGGGAGGTCTTCGAGGCTCAT